TATTTCGTAAAAACTTTCACATAAGGATGGTTCAATTTTATTATGAGAATACATCAGTACATTTTTTAGACTTCTTGGTGAGAAAAATTGAAACAAGCTCCAGTTTTATAAGTTCAATGCCCAGTTTGCCCAGATTGAGGAATTCATTATGTTACAGAACCATTGAAAACCTGAGGCTGTCTGCAAGAATTGGCCGTAATTCGTATGGTGCAATCCATGATGATGTTGATATAATTGAATACCTAATTAATCGAAGATCCACAATGTTTTCAAGTATAAATTTCATAGAAGTAGAAGAGTTATTGTACGATGATAAACTTGAAGAATCAGGGACAGGAAATAATCTATTGACAGTGAGAAGATGTAGTCCACAACATTATCAGGACGGGATAAAAGTGTATGATAAACCTGACATGGGAAATGAAATTAGATATAAAGGAGAATTACTGGATGATGACAGAATGCTGGGTAATAAAGAAGAATTATTAGCAGCAAAATTAACTGCAGTGACAAAATGGATACTAACAAAGACGAAAAAATTAAAAATTGAAGAAATTGCAGACACAAGATTAGATTGTGTGATGGCTTGCAATCTGAGCTTATCGACATTAACAGGACAGAATCTGCAAGAACTTTGGATGTTTAGTCCGAATGAAACTGGTGGTGAAATATTACACAGGATTCCCAACATGCGATTCAGCACAAAGTCGTATATAAGGAGTGAAATGAATCTTGCTCTGAATTATACTGTGGATATAAATCAAAGAATATGCAATTTACTTGCATTAGTAGATAGTAATATAAATTTTGACTATCTGCGATTGAGAATATTGTTATCAGCCGTAATTAGATCCAAATCATCGAAACTTGGAGGTTTAGTTAGACGTTACAATTTCAAGAGAATGACTGGAATAGAAGATGTACAACACATAATTCCACGTGCAACAGAACACTTGCAGATAAATAAGTATACTAATTATTCTAAATTCAGAAATCATGATATATCCCAATTGAGGTTTAGATATTTAGCTGCAGGCTATCTACATTGCGAAAACATCTATGATCTATCATTGATCCCCAATGAGTTAGAATTATCAACAACCATGAAAGTCGGACATCGGTTAATACAAGATCTGATAATCGAGTATTCTAGACATATAGACAGAGAACACATG